CGCCGAAGTATGGCCCGCTGCTGCAAGCCTGCGGCCTGAGCCTGGCCACGGTGGCCAGCACCTCGAACACCTACAGCCCTGCCACCCCGGCCACCGATTCGGTGACCCTGAACCACAACTGGGACGGAAACAAGCACGAGGGCACCGGCGCCCGCGGCACGTTTGAACTGGCGATGACGGCCGGCGAGATCCCCCGGTTCAACTTCACCATGACCGGGATCTACGGCAACGGTCCAACGGACGTTGCCTTCCCGACCCCCACCTACACCAACCAGGCGCAGCCGCTCGATGTGAGCGCCAGCAACACCACCAGCGTGAGCGTGGCTGGCCTGTCGGCCTGCATGGCTGAGTTCAGCCTGAACTGCAACAACACCATCGAATTTTTCGATCACGCCGGCTGCACCAAGCAAGCCAGGATCACCGATCGCATGGTGGAAGGAAGCATCACGATTGAGCGGCCCGACGCACTGAGCACCAAGGACTTTTACGCCCAGGCCATTGCTGGCACCACCGGCTCGATCAGCTTCACGCATGGCACCACCGCCGGGAATCGCCTGGTGGTGACCATCTCGACCGCCAACTTCGGCCCGCCCGAGGTGGCTGACCTGCGCGGCATCGCTGGCCTGAAGATCCCATTCGTGGCCCTGCACACTGCCGGCAGCAGCAACGAATTCTCGCTTGCCTTCACCTGAGCCGTCAGGCTCAGGATTTCAACTCTGAACCACTCACAGCAACCCCATGGGCTTCAAGATCAGCGAGGCCAGCAGCTACCGCTGGCCTGTGGCCGGCGAGGTGGCCGGCGTCCGCTTTAGCTTCAAAGCCGACTTTGCCTTTCTGCCCCAAGAGCGCATCGATTACCTGACCGTGGCGTCAGCACGCCGACAGGCCCTGCTGGAGCGCGGCGAGGATGATGCCGACCTTCAAGGCGTGACCGCGCGCGCGATTGCCGCCGAGGTGCTCGTGGGCTGGGATGACGTGACCGACGACAACGACGAGCCTGTGCCGTTCACCGCAGCTGCGGCCGATCGGTTCCTGCAGATCCAGGGCGTGGCCGCTGCGGTGGTGCAGGCATGGGGCGAGAGTCTGCAGGGAGCCAAGCGGGGAAACTCCAAGGCGCCGCGCGGTATTGGCTGACCGGCGGCGCTGACGATCTGGAGGAGTCTGCGGCGGCCTGGGGCCTGGAGCTCCCGCCGGATGTGATTGGCCCGCAGGACTTTGAAGTGTGGCCAGAGAACTGGCCAGCCGTTGAGCTGTTCCTGCGCTGCCAGACCCAATGGCGCATCAGCGTGAACGGCAGGGCCGGCCTGGATTATGGCGTTGTGCTCAGCCTGGGTAGCCTGTACCAGATGGCCGATCTGCCGCGTGTTTTGGAGGATCTGCAGGTGATCGAGCACACCATTTTGCTGGAGCAGGCGCAATGAACTTGGATGCGATTCTGCGCATTGGCGCCAAGGTCACCGGCACTGAGCAGGTCGCGCAGTTGCAGGGGAAGCTCAAGGCGGCAGAAGGAGCGGCGCAATCCATGGCCAGCCGTGCTGGGCTGCTCAGCGGTGCGCTGGGCGCTGTGGTCCCAGCGGTCACGATTGGCGGCCTTGGTGCGTTGATCGGCAGCACCATCGAGGCTGGCGACGCGCTCAACGACATGAGCCAGAAAACCGGCGTGAGCGTTGAAGCCCTGGCAAAGTTCAAGAAAGCGGCGGCCACCAGCGGCACAGACATCGAAGCCGTATCAAAGAGCCTGGTGAAGCTGGATCGCGGCCTGTTCAACATTGGCGGCAAGGGTGACAAGGTTGGCCCTGCCTTGGATCGGCTGGGCATCAGCGCGAAGGATGCAGCCGGGAAGCTGAAGAGCGCCGATCAGATCACGCTGGAAGTGGCCAATCGGTTTGCGGCCATGCCCGATGGCGTGGAAAAGACGGCCACGGCTCTGGATCTGTTCGGCAAAGCCGGCGCCGACATGATCCCGATGCTGAACATGGGCGGCCAGGCGATCGACAGCCTGAGCATCAAGATGACCACCGCTTTTGCAAAGAAGGCGGACGACTACAACGACAAGCTGGCCATGCTCAGCGGCAAGGTCGGCGGCCTGGCGGCTGGCCTGACCGTGGCCCTGCTGCCGGCCCTTGATGCCATCGCCACTGGGCTCACGGCGGTGGTCGATGGCTTCAGCAAACTGCCGGGACCGGTGCAGGCCATCATCGGCGGCGTGGCCCTGCTTGCGATCAGCCTGGCCGCTTTGGCGCCGATCTTCGCCAGCCTGATCACGGTGGCCGCTGCGTTCGAGGGCTTGGCGATTGGCGCCACCATTGCCGGATGGCTGGGTGCGATCGGGCCGCTGATCACCGCCGCCGGCACGCTGGTCGCGGGGATCGTCGGCTGGCCCCTGGCGATCGGTGCCGCTCTGGTGGCGGTGGGCGTGTTGGTTTACAAGTTTAGAGATCAAATCTTTGGGGCGTTTAGGTGGCTTGGTGATGCCATTGGCAGCATTGGCGCTGCAATGATTAAGCCGTTTGAAGCCGCCGCCAATGGCATCAGACAGGTGTTGCGGAATGTGGTCAGCTTTGGCGCCAATGTCATCAACGGATTCCTGGGCGCGGTGAATCAAATGATCGCCGCAGTCAACAGGGTGGCCGGGCAGCTGCGCCTCCCTCAGTTGCCGCCGTTTGGCCTGATTCCAGCGCTGCAGTTTGCCACCGGCGCTTATGTGACCGGCGCCACGACAGCGACGGTGGGTGAGGCAGGGCCTGAGTATGTGATCCCAGCGGCACGCATGGGCGCTGCTTCCCGGGCGTTCCTGCAGGGTGCCAGAGGCATTGATGTGGTGAACGGCGCGGGCGGCAGCAACGCCCCCACGATCACCATCCAAACCGGCCAGGTCGTGCAGATGCCAGATGGCAGCCAGTGGGTGAGCCTGGCTGACCTCGAGCAGGCCATGCGCGCCACCGCCGCTGGTGTCCTGGGGCAGCTGCGCACCCCTGCCGGCCGGATCGCCATGGGAGGTGCCTGATGCTGCGGGGACAGGCGGCGTTTGTGGCGATTGGCGATGGTTTCGGCGCCATCTATGCGCGGTGGCAGTCGTACTGGGTCGATGCCGTGGTGAGCTGGGACGGGCAGGCCTGGAGCTGCCAGCAGATGGACTGGAGTGGCGTTACTTCCGGCCAGGTCACGGGTGATCAGGCGACGCTGACCCTGCCGGCGGTGCCATCGGTCCAGGCCATGACTGAGCAGGCCCTGGCCGGCCCGTGGGTGGCCACCCTGCGGGTCATCCAGTTCGATGAATCCATCGCCAGCAGCGGCCCACCAGCCAGCTACATCCTGGCGGCCAGCTGCGTCGGTGAAGTGATCGGGGCAAGCGCCAGCCTGAGCCAGATCACCTGGAAGCTGGGCTCGGCGTTGTCGCCGGTGGGTGCGCAGTTCCCGCCGCGCACGGCCATCACGCCGCTGATTGGAGTGCCGTGCCGGTTATGAACGACCTCGGCTTCGTCGTGAACATGCTGCCCCTCAAGGGCACGACCGCCGCCGCGACGACCACGGCGGCCCAGCGCTACGGCACCATGAGCGTGGCCGCCACGGCGTTGTCCGGCCAGCTCCCTCCGCCCGCAAACGCCGCCGCAGCTGCTGGTAATTCACCGCTGCAGGTGCCCCAGGCGGCCATGGTGGTGGGCGAGCCGTTGCCGGTGATCTTTGGCCGAAGGCGCGGCAACGTCGGCGGCGTGCTGGTGTTCCCCAAGGCCACCGAGGCCCGGTTCGAAAACACCTCCACCACCATCACTTCGCGTTACCACTGCGTGCTGGGTGAGGGCCTGCTGGGTGATGTCGAGGTGCGCGATGTGCGGCAAGGCGAATGCCGCCCTGGTGCCGTCTATTCCCAGAACTACAACCAGCGCGCCGGGTCATGGGCCGCCGGCAACGTCGCCACGGTCCAGAGCGGTTACACCGTGCCGGCATTCCCCAGCTTCACCGGCGGTGGCGGCAACTACCAGGGCCTGAGCACCATTGAGTTCAGCGGCACTTATGCCGGCGGTTCCGATCAGTGGCGCACGGCCTGGAATGTGTTCGTGCGCAATGGTCTGGTCATTGAGCGCGGCCGGCTGCTCGATTCCACCGCCGACAGCAGCGACAACATCGCCGACCTGGTGCTCTGGGCTCTCCAGCGCAGCGGCCGAGTGCCGGATGCCCTGATTGACTTCGACAGCTTGACCGCTGCGGCGCGGTTCGTTGAAGCCAACGGCTTGTGGTGCAATGGAGAGTTCAGCAGCTCCACCAACCTGGGCGACTGGCTGATCAAGCTGCTGCCGGATTTCCTGTTGCGGGAGACAAAGGTGGCCGGCAAGTTTGGCCTGCGGCCTCTGCTGCCGGTGAACGCTGATGGAACGATCAACACCGGCACGATCACGCCGGCCTGGAGCCTGACGGAAGCGGCGATCATCCCCGACAGCTTCCAGATCGAATACGCCGAAGCCAGCGCCCGGCGGCCGGTGGCCATGGCCCTGCTGTGGCGTCAGCAGCAGGACGCGACTGATGTGCCGATCGTGCGATCCCTGGCGGTGGGGGATGCCAATGCCAGCGGCCCGGTTGAGCAGCACGACCTGAGTCAGTACGCCACCACCGAGAACCACGCGGTGAAGGTTGGCGCCTACCTGTATGCCAGGCGCACGCTGAGCACGCACACCGCCACCGTGCGGCTCAAGGCGGGCAGCCAGACCGGCACCATCGCGCAGGGCGACATCGTGCAGGTCTACTTGCAGAACATCAGCAGCCGCGAGCCCGCCGATGTGTTCAACCGCTACTACCAGGTGGAGTCGGTGGCGCAGTCAATCGGCGGCGAGGAAACGCTTCAGCTCTCCCATTTCCCGGTTGATTCCAGCGGCCGGAGCCTGATTGCGTTGGCTGTGACCCGCGCCAGTGGCCCGGGGCAGGTTCTCTCGAGCAACCGCACCGGCGGCGGCTGTGATGTGGCTGGGGCTGCCGCCAACACCACCATCCCCGCGAAAGTCACCAGCGGCACGCCAATCAGCGGTCAATCGTCCACCTATTGGGCAGCCTCGGGGCAGTCGATTGATCTGTTCCATCCGTGGACCGAGCTGCCCCGCGACGCACCGCCAGGCGCTGGCAATGGCACCGGCGTGCCTGGCAGCCCAACACGCGCCGGAGCGCCCTTGGCCGGTCCTGATGGTCCGCTTGGCCCAAGCGATGGCACCGGCGGCCTGGGTCCCTGCCCGTTTGGCTATTACAGCATCAGCTGTTTGATTGATTACGCAAGGATCCCCATGTTCGATCTGGCCATTTCGGCGCAGGATTCATTTGCCTCCAAGGTGACGCCGACCGTTACATCACTTGGCAATGTCAACAATGGCATTTGGATCACCGAGCGTTATCGGGTTTCATTTGTCAACATGAGCGGCAACGCCGAAAGCAGAGAGTATTCGGGCGTCATTGGTTCAACAAATGGCGATGCGTTTAGAGCGCCTTTCAGGTTCCAGCAAACGCAATACTGCTGCAACAATGCCGATGGCACCCTTGGCGCTTGCACATCAAAGCGCGCCTACAGAGTCAAGCCAGGCGACACGCTTTGGGACATTGCCGGCCGTTACTACGGCGACCCGACCAGGTGGCCCGACATCTACAACGCCAACCGGGGCATCATCGGCTCTGATCCCAACCTGATCTATCCAGGCCAGAACCTGACCGTTCCAACGTAATGGCTCAATTCCCCGCCCTATCTCCATCTGCTGCGCCGATCACGTTTGGGGCGGTGCCGGTCACGACCACCAGCAGCCTCAGCGGCTCGGAATCACGCATCCGGCATGGCACGGCGGAGATCGGCAGGCGGCTGCGCCTGACGTTTGAGAACGTCAGCGAGTCTGACTTCCTGGCGATCCTTGGCCATTACCGCGAGCAGCGCGGTGGCTTTGATTCGTTCGGGTTCAGCACCACCACCCTGGCCGCAGCGCTCACCCCATCGGGCTACGCCTGGCTTTACGCCAGCCCGCCCCAGGTGGTCGATGAGCACGCTGATGTCTTCACGGTGGCCTGTGAGTTCAAGGCCGAGCCACGCGGCCTGGTGGTGGCGCCCGGCGATGCCTGGCGCAGTTTCTTCTCGACGTTCACGCCAGGGGCCACAAGTAATGGCATCGTTTCAGCCGCTGGAGCGGCATGGGTAACCAGTTCAACGTTATTTAGACCAGGCTCGACAACGACTAACCCTCCGGATCTTGAGCTATTGATGAATGGCAGCAACAATAGTTCAACATTTATCAATACAGGCACATCGGGGGCAGGCGTTACCCCATATGTAAACGCCAAGATCAGCACCGCCCAAAGCGTGAGCGGTGGATCGAGCGGTTACTTTGACGGGTCGTCTTACCTTAGGGTTGCCAATGGTTCCTGGGCCGCCTATCAGGGCGTGGCGGTGAAGGTCGAGCTAGATTTTTACGCCATCTCTGTTCCGACTTCCGGCGAAGAATTTGTCGGGTTAATTTCAAAAGATAATTATGGCATTTGTTTTGGCTGGGGCATTCTGCTTTACAGCAGCAAGATTTCTGTGCTCGCCAATGACACTACTTGGTCCCTGGATTGCTCGGTATCCGTAACCGCTAATGCATGGCATCACTTAATTGTAGAAAGCTCTGCAAGCGGCGGAACGACGGTAACGCTAGACAACGCTGTAATCAGCCCGGCAAATAGCGTGAGATTTACAAATTGCAATGCGGACATTACTGTAGGCTGTTTGTCTTACAACAACCCAAGCTATTTCTTCAATGGATACATCGACAACGTGAGCATCACCCGCATCTAACCCCCCGGAACCCTGCCGGGCTCCGCTAAGCGACCTTTCCTAGCCTGAACCAGGCTCCTGACCCCGATCCGTGGCATCCGTCGTCTACGACAGCTTCCTGGCCGATGTGCTTAGCGGCGCGGCCAACACCAGCCACAGCTACAAGGCGATGCTCTGCACGTCGTCCTATGCCGAGAACCGCGCCACACACACGAAGCGGTCAGACGTGACGAATGAAGTTGCCGCGTCTGGTGGCTACACCGCCGGTGGCGTTGCGGTCACCCTGACCGCCAGCCTGAACACGACCACGCACAAGCTGACGCTCACCATCGGCTCGGCCAGCTGGTCCAGCTCCACCATCACGGCGCGCAAGCTGGTGGTTTACCGGGCCCGCGGTGGCGCCAGCTCTGCTGATGAGCTGGTCTGCTGCAGGGACAACGGCACCGACCTGGTGAGCAGCAGTTCCACGATGCAGTGGAACCCCTCGACCTGGGAGATCCCACTGCCGGCGCCGGTCTGATGGCGCAGTTTCCCGCCATCGAGCCGCTGGAGCGCTCCTACGGCCTGGGTGCTCACCCGCTGTCGGCGCCAGCCTTCGCCAATGGCGACGAAACCAGGTTCCTCCATGGATCCCTGGCATTTGGCGTGCCGATGTCGCTGCAGTTCCGAAAGCTCAACCTCACCGACACCCAGGCGATCCGCGACCACTACGCCGCTCACAGTCAGGCCCGACCGTTCACGATTCCCGCGCAGCTGTGGCGCACGCACTCCACCGCGACCGATGTGGTGCCGGCGGAATTTGCCTGGCGCTATGCCGCGCCGCCGGAGGAAACCCCAGCCAGTGGCGGACTGTTCGATGTCTCTGTGTCCCTGCTCTCTGTTGACTGATCACCATGGCCAACACCATCGCATCGGTTCGTGACGCGGCTCAGGAAATCGCCAAGCGGGGCCTGATCCTGCCGCA